TTACAATTGCGGTGTTTACTTTTATACCAAGCTTAGAAGCTATTTGAGCTGCTGAGTGTTTATCACAGTCTAAACCATAGCTTAACCTTATACATTCATACTGTTCAAAAGTTAAAAACTCTTTCATCAAACCTAACAAATAAGCATTCAATAAATGTATATTGTACTGTTTAGATTTGTCTGGTATTTCATAAATAGGATTATCTTCTCTAGGTTTATCATCTATGCTTGAAAAAACACTATTAAAAAACATTGCAACCATTGCTTCATTTTCAGGACTTTTTCTAATCTTAGTCAACTGATGTTCAGGTATTTTAATATCACCTCTACCAATATCTATACGTCTTCTTATATGTCCTTTTATACGCTTACTAAAAAAAGATTTTAATGTTTTCTCTTTGTCTTCTGATTTATCAACGGTCTCCCATTCTATTTTATCAATAGCTCTTGTTAAAGCTTCGCCACCTATATTAAGTAAATCCATTATTGTTAAAACTCCTGATGCTTGTTGAGTTGTAGAAAATTTTCTAGCTAAAGTTTCAACTAATGGCATGAATTTAATACCAAGTTGTTCTCTTGAATATTTGTGATAATCATTACCGTAATTAGGTAATCTATTTAAAGATGTTTTAAGATCTTCTTTATACCTAATATAATTTTGTATGTTATATTTCTTCATTTAATATTGCTTTTTCTTTTCTCAGGCAATCATTTAGATTACGCTGTATTGTTCTAGTAGAACAGTCTAACAAACCTGCTATTCTGCCCCATGTTATTGTTTTTCCCATATCGTTTAGATCTAGCATGCATTGATAAATCGCTTCACCATTTACACGACTAGATCTACCGATAAGCTTACCAACGATACTCATCTTCTCGTTAGGTGTTAAACCGCTATAGTCTTTAAATATTATCTTACGTTTTTTATTTACAGGTGGTTCGCCACCAGTTTTAAAAACATCTTTAATCATTTCGTTTAACTTTTTATCACTAATAAAAAATGTAACAAAACCATTTTCTTTATTAGCTATAAACTCAAACCATTTTTTTAAATGCTCTAAATTCCAAAAAGCTACATTAATACCTTCATTACAAGGATTTAGATAATATAAAACATAAAAATGCCACTTCAAAGATTTATATGTTGTAATCTTTGCTTTACTACGAAACAAGTGATAGCATTCATATGTACCATTTTCATAGTAACTATACAATGCGGTATCAATCGTAGGTTTATCATTAACAGGATCACACCTGTAATTTATTCTACGATCGTTTAACCATTTCATGTTTCTTTCATGTGACATTAGCCTCTTACTTTATTATCTTTACGGGCTTTTGTCAGCCTCGGTTTAACAAAATTCTTAATTTTGGTTCTGATACCAAACGCGTCTGTTTGTATCATGTGTTTATATATTTTATATCTACTCATATATTAATTCTATTTTAACAGCATCCCATCTGCCACCTCTTACGTCTGTGTCAACTAGGAAATCTATTCTGTTTGTATATCTACTATTCATTCTGTCTTGTACTTCCCACACACCATCCATTTCTCCTGCTCCTTCTACTAATACTTTAGCTCCAAATACAAAACCTAAATCCTCTAAGTCTCTACTTACAGCTATCCATCTATGATCACCAGGGCAACACTCATCGATGTAAGCTCCTGATGCAGTTATAAAAGGTGTATCGTCTGTTTGACGTGGATCAGCATGGTATATTGTTGCTGTTACTAATATGTATAATGCTATTGTTTTCATATAATTTATCTCTTGTTATTAATTGTTCTGTTTTTCCTGCGATTAAGTATTTTTCTTGTTCATAATAATTCCAGTAAGCCGTAATGCTGCAACCAGGCACTTTGTACTGATCTGGCATACACTGTGGCGGTTCTGTAAAAAAACCATCAGGTATACCTTTAGGTATAAACATCAAAGGTGTTTTGCATTTAGTTATTGTTAAATGTTCTTTACCATATCGACTCGTGTATTCTTCACCAAGAGCTACCATGTGATTATACAGCCACAAATACTGGCTTCTATTACCTCTACACCATATTGTTGATGGGTGATTGTAATGTGCTTTTTTGTATGGTACAAAAGTCTGGTAGTCATACAACTCAGCGTAATGATGATGCGCTGTACAAAGCATCTGGGCTGATTCTAAGATCATTTTAACCACATGCTTGTTATATTGTATCTGTGCAGCTTTAACTGGATCAGAATGTAAATAAAATATATTCATCTGTATCTTTTATTACTTAATCTATTATAGTGTGCGTCTAATAATATATGAACAACTTCCTCGCTAATCATATTATCATTATATAATTTCCATATTACTTTACTCATAGTTACGTAGTGTTTTAAACAGCGGGTGTCTGTAAGAACCTGCATTAGTTCGTTGAAAATAGGTAAAGGTAGCACGCTGACCTACATAGTCATGAACGTTACGTAGCATATTTGCTAGATCCTTGTAGGTATAACCTTTGCCCGGTGGACAACCGAACTTTATACCTTCGTCATCTTGCATCAGAAACTTACCGAGCGTGCCTGTCCTTTTGCCTTTACCTGCTTCATAACCAATGATAGTTGCTTCAGTATCGCTGAAGTCTTTAAATTTCATTAAGTCGTAAGACCTACCGTGTTTGTATAGACCATCTAGCCTGATAATAGAGCCTTCGTAACCTTGATCGAGGAACTCAGCGTGTATATCTCTAGCATAATTATAGCTGTCAACAAGTTTTGCAGGTACATACTTGATTTGAGCGTCATATATGTCTGACGTTACAAGTTGCTGCATACGAGTTTTGTAGCTGTCATATTTGACACCATCAAAGTAATCGTATACGTGAAACTGCACAAGATGTTGAGCATCTAGTCTATCATCTGCGGTAGGCTTTTGCTTACGAACTAATGATATAATTTTTTCGAAGTCATTTTTAAGCTTGTGATTGTATAACTCGCCATCGAGTATTACATCAGGGTATTGATTGAAAAATGGTATAAGTGCTAACTCGATATGAGCTAGGTTTTTAAATTGTTTGCCTGTACGAGAGTACGCACCGTCTTTAGTAAATAGACAACGTACACCGTCAAGCTTAGCTTGTATATACACAGGTTGAGACCAGTCAACTCTTGACTCGTCAAACTTGTGTGCTAGCATTGGTTTTTGCATATTATTTAAATTTATTAAGTTTATTTTCTATATCTGTTATTTTATCTTTTAATATTTTACAAGCTTCGTAGTTTTCTTTAGATAGCTCGTAATCAAGCATAGTCATAGCAGAAGCTAGTTCTGTTAAAAGTTTTTGTTCTTCATCTTCGTTAAACGTATCAGTTATTACTGCTCCATCTAAAATACCTTGTAGAACTAGATCTGCTATTCTTTTTGCTATTTTTTCAATTTCATTGTTTGTCATATTATTATTATCCAAATGTGTTCGTATTTATTTTGTATCAGTACCTAGTTTCGTTATTAGCATAATCAGTATACTCCATAGGATCTTTTTCGTCCATATATCTAGATATTATTTTTTCTGGCTTAAGTACAAATACGTTTCTACTAGCATATTGGTCATAACAACTTACCCATATATCTTTTTTACCTGTAAATATAATATATGTATATTGGTGGTCTATATTGTTTTGATTAGGATATAAGTAGCAACTGTCATAGTACATATCATGAACAAGTTTAGCAGCTAAGGCGCTACCGTCCTGTCTACCATTAGTGTGGATCCAGTTTGCTATTTCTACACCTTGCCATTCAGGATAGCCGTCATGATGTAAATACATATTTACATAGCTTTTGTCAGCAAAAAAATCAGGAGGTGCAGCAAAACCTAGCTCATGATGCTCTGCATGTTCTCGATCTACAACCATTGTTAAGTTTCTAGTACTCATTTTCTTCTAGTATTAAGTCAATATCAATATCAAGTGATTTAATTTCATCACCCATTTCTTTAAATTCTTTAAGAGCTCTTATTTCATAGCTACTTAGAGAGTCACACTCGCGATCTTGGATAGCGTTTATGCAATCTCTCATATCTCTGACGGTATTTTCAAACCGACAATAACTCATATTTGCCATATTTATTTGTTTAAAATTAGGTGCGCAGGGTGGATTCGAACCACCGACCTCGAGTTTATGAGACTCGCGAGCTAACCAGCTGCTCTACCGCGCAAGTTTGTGTATAGCATTAGTCGAGTAATGTCATGTAGGCGTTAATGTTATTCTTTGCAAACCACGTTAAGCCTTTATACATCTCATCTGCTAACTTATCATTTTGTCTACCTGATACAGTCATGTAGTACTCAGCACCTTTTATAAAATCATACATAGATAATTCTATAGCTGTTAGTTCTACTTTAACGCCTGTAAAAGGGTTCGATACTTCGCCGCCTTTTAAATATACTTCACCGTTAAACCATTTAGGTAGTTTTTGTTCTTTAGTTTCCGACATTTTTTCCTAGTATTAATGGTGATTCATCTTTGTTTGATGTTACAAAGTAACAAGCATCTCCTTCTGATATGTATATTGGTTTATTTTTAAATCTTTTTGGATAGTTATCCAATACATATTGCTTAATCTTCTGATTCTGGGTATTCATATCCTTCTTCTATTAATTCGTTTTCAACTTCTTGTTTCATATCGTTTACATACTCTTCATACGCTGCTGTAACAGCATCTTGTACATAATAAGAATCTAGATCATCTACATAGATTTGTTCATTGTAGTCTGTCATTGCTTCAACTAGCTTATCTGCTAAATCATTTTCATAGTAATGCACGTCTTCACATATACATACGTTTCTGCCATCACCAGACGTAGCAACCCATACTTCATAGCCATCTGCTGTATTTTCTGTATATATGCTGTAGTCAGGTGTACCGTTCCAGTTATCTACAAGTTCAAACTCAAAGTGATCTTGTATTGCTTTAAGAGCTTCATCGTGTTCAATATCAAATTTTACACCGTGTGCCTCTAATCTTTTGTCAATTATTTCTTCTGTTATTATTTTTTTAATTGCCATATTCTATTTTATTATTATTAGTTACCATCCACTCACAGTTGTCTACTTTGTGTCCTACTAATTCTAAAAATTGCTCGCAAGACTCTGTGTCTGGATTCCATTTGTTATCTTCGTTACATAACGAGCTAATGTCATATCTATATACTTTACCATCTGTAAAATCTAGTAAGAATATATATTTAGCTGACTCGTCTGCTGTTATTATTTCTTTTGCATTGCTACCGAAGTGTCCAACCGGTGGATTGTCTTCGAAATATTTTGTTACTGAATCACTCATAGTCTTTACATATTAAAATGTTATCGCCATATTTAAAATCCCACGCAGTAACTCTAATAAGTTCAAGGTTAGAAAATGTATATAACGTGCTAATGTCACTGATTTTTAATTCACTGTAAAAATAAGTGCTTGAAAGCTTTTCAACTATAGAGTCGATAGAAGCTTTGTACTTGTCATTTGTAGGCGAGTGTAATGCCTCTTTGATTTCAGGCTTTAGCCTTTGATAAATTGTTAATCTACTCATATCTATTTAATTTAAATTTAGTGGACGTGGCAGGAATCGAACCTGCGTTACTACAATTTAGGTACCGCTCCTCGCGGTATCTTTACAGCATTCGCTCACCTATTTTGTAGTCTAACCATTTCACGCCCATATGCTACAAGCTAGGGTAATAACTCTTGAGTGTTTTTAGTTAAAGCATTTGGACTCGGTAACCTGTTATTTATTCGCTTTTGTACTTGCATTATCACTCGCATTACTACTCGATACTAACTTGTAGCTATTTACGCCGCCAAGCTCTGTGCACTGATGCACTTACTTCTTGGCTGACGATTTGTATTGTATTGCCTGTTTTGTGCTCAATGATAGGGACATACGAGTATGTTTTAGTTGTTGAACACTTCACACAAGTTTTATAGCCCAGCTCTAAACGGACAGGGTGGACGGTATTACCACATTTACAATACATAGTTTATTTTTTTATTTGTTACATTTATATTATCTGAATACGTTCGTATTATTTTTGTAATAATTTATTTAATGCTACATTAATAACATATTCTTTCATTTCTTGATAGTCATCACCGTCAAGTGGTTGGTCAGCTAGTTGCCAATCAACACTGTCTTCAATAATTTCTTTCATGTGATCTGCTACACCTTGTGCAATCAAATCTAGTTCTGCCATTTTACTCATTTATTTTATTTAGTATTTCAAGTAAAGCTAGTTTGTAGCCATAGTTTTTAGCTAATTGCATTAGTAAAAAGTCATTGCTTCCATTGTTTGCTTCTGCAAACTTGTCAAGGTAATCTTCTGTAGGCGTAGCTACTATGCCACGATCTAGTTTACTTAGTTCGTTATCTATATATTCTTTCATATTATTTAAATTTAGCTGCGACTTCACGTATTTCTTCTTTATCTTCTGAATCTAGTCCAGGTGTTTGTGTAGCGTACATACGCAGTACATAGTGTACAAAAGTGCAATCGTTATCTGTTAGTTTAATTGTTCGCATAGTTTTTAAGGTAATATTTTAACATATAGTTTAGTCTAGTTATTGGCGACCATATAAGTGCTCTAGCATTGCCTACACTATTTTGTACATATATTTCACCATTTTCTCTTTGCCAAACCCACTTTTGATTTTGTTTATACTGTGGATTTATTTGATAAGCTCTGTCACCTCCGTTTTGCTTACGTACATAGCCTGATTTGAATGTAGCTAGTCTTAATCTTGGTAAGTCTTTTAAGTTGTATTTTTTATACTTAAACCACTCTAGTCTTTGTTTTGAGTAACAAGGCACTGGGAACTCAAATTCACGAGTACCGTTCTTAGCTTGACGCTGTGTTGTTACTTCTTTTATTCCATACTTTGTAAGCATTTCAAATATGAAGCTTGCTTCGAGGTATTTTTGTTCTAATTGATATTTAGTCATAGTTTTTTTATTAATTTTAATTGTTCTACTGAGTATCTTGATTGGTATTTCCACATACGGTTGTGAGTGAACTTGCGAGATTTGCTGAATGTAGACTTTTGAGAGTGCTTTACATTTCTGTATTCTGCGTCAGTAAGTCCACTGCACCTGCCGTCGTGTGAGTGCTTGCGTCTATGCTCCGCTGCACGATTTTTTCTTGCCTGTTCTACATAGAGGCATGCTTGTTTCATTGTTAAAGGAAGTCCCATACAGATTGAGTTTTGTGTATATAAGTTAAACCTTTGTAATTAAACCACTCGTTAATGCCATCTTGGTCTTTATTTTCGTTATAAATAAAAGCAAACTTTGATGGTAGATTTGATAATGTATAACCTTTGTAGGTTTTATTATTTAATTTGATGGTTGATGAGTTAATAAATTTTATTTTTTGCATAGTTTTTTATTATATTATCTGAATTAATTCGTATTTGTTTTGTAATCTATCTGTAGTCAACACTAGGTTTAATGCTGTTTGCTACATTTTGACGGAATTGCCATTCACGTTTACGATATTCATAGTCAGTACACCATTTTCTCCATGATTTACTTACAGGTTTTTCACCGTATTCTGCTTCGAATTTATTTATTTGTTCTAGTTTTGCAGCGATTTGCTCTGCAGGATAATCTTGAAATTGCATAGTTTATTTATTAGTTGATTGATAAAAGTTTATTCTTTCTTGAACTTCTTCACGAGATATCTCGCCGCTCATTTGTTTTAGTATGTCGCTTGACATATTTATTTGTTTACCGTTAGGTAGATTTAGTATAAATTGCATAGTTATATTATTTTAGTAAAAATCATAGTATATATCTTGAACTTTAGACTTTTGCTCGTCAGTTAGTTTAGTATAATGCTTGTTGAATAGCCGCCAAGATATTTTTAAAAGAGTGTAAGAGTAATTGCACATAGTATTATTATTTAATTAGTTATTATTTTATTATATTATCTTTTTGTTGTCGTATTTATTTTGTAAAGGTTTTTCGTAGTTCTCGTCAGTCAGAGTTGCGAATAGTAGTTCATCAAAGTAAACATCACTAGTCACAAATCTCTGTTGTAATTTGCTGTAATATCCTCTATCCATAGATACCAAAGCTTGATGGAGCGCCATTTTCGTATATGTGTACAAGTAATGATACACAAGAAAATAAGATGAATGCTACTGTTGAATAAGATAGTACTTTAGTGATTACGTCAATCACTTTATTGTGATGGAATTTTGCCATAGTTATTTAGTTTTTAAGATTAGTAGACATGATGAGAATCGAACTCACATTAACCATTATGTCTTACTCACGTGTATTTACCCTGCCCAGTTTTCCCGTTGCCTGAAGGTTCGGACAGTCACCTGTGTGAGATTTTATTTTTGTAGAGAGTAGTTAAGATATTTTAACTACTTCTCTAGCGATTACTGGTATACTTGATGATGAAGTATAAGATTTGTATTTGATAAAGCAAGGCATATTTTGTAATTTTTCTTGCATAAGTGAATACACTTTGTCATGATTATAAGTAGCAGTTTTGCCATTTTTAAAGTTTACTGTAATTGTTTGATTTTTGCCAATTAAAGATTTTCTGATTACAAAGCGTTTTGAAATTAAATTTTGCATAGTTTTAAATTTTAAGTTATTAATTATTAAGTTATTATTATTAGTTAGTATTTTATTTTGTTAGTTACATTTATATTATCTGAATGTATTCGTATTACATTTGTAAAAGTATACTATTTGTTTAGTTGTTAATTATTAGTTAGTACTATTATACTATATCTCTCAATATCTTATTTTGAAATCTTTGAAAGTAATATATCTCGTTGAGTAACTCAGTTGGTAATAGTTGAATCATTTCAGTATTACTTTGTAAGAAGTGAGATAAATCTTGTATGTATATTAGACGTTTCATTGTTTTGTTGTTACAGTTATATTATCTATTTGTATTCGTATTAGTTATGTAAATAGATTGACATGTATATACAAGAATAGTACGAGCGAGCATGGATAGTATGGATGAGGGCAGGGCGGGGCGAGGGGTATATGCTATACATACAGGGTAAAAAGCTGAAATATCTGGGTAAAATAGGATAGGATAGATGATGAGGTAAGAGATGCTATACATGTAGGGGCTGGGTATATACGCTATAAATCGTGGTAAGGATGGGGGCTGGGTCAAATAAAACGACTTTGCAATATCGGCACGGTCGGTGAAGAGGAGGAGCAACACTATACCTCTAATTATATGACAACTTTTTATATATGACACTAGCCTTATAAGAAGTATAAGTAACAGGCTATTGTCACATTTTAAATATTTTGTTTTTTATGTAACTATATATCTTATGGGACAAAAACTATCAGCTCAAGCACGGAGAGACAAAGCGGCACGTGATCTAGCGTTCGCTAAAACACCGGCTAGAAGAGCTAAGAAAGCACACTCACAAAGAGAGCGAAGAAATAACCCTTGTCCTCCAGGTCATGATTACGACCACAAAAGACAACAATGTGTTTCTATTAAATCTAATAGAGGTAATCAAGGCGATGGAACTAAAAAAGAAAGTGGTAATAATTATAATACAAACTAAACATGGCTAGAATATCTACATATAATGAGGTAACACCGCATGCTGATGATCTTATATTAGGATCAGACATGGGTAGTTTAAAAGCTACAAAGAACTTTAAAGTATCTTCGTTAGTGTCATTATGTAACGCAAGTGCAGGTAAGACACTAGCTGAAACTTTAGTACTAGGTAATACAACAGGTGGTACCGATTTGTCCGTGTCTGCTAACGACGACATCGTAATGACAGATCTTTCTAAGATAATAATGGACTCTGACTTTAAAATATACAAAGGCATAGACAATCATTCACACATCGAAGAAAATGGTACTTCTGGAGACTTAATGATAAAATCAAACAACGAAGTAGAAATAGCCTCAGGTATAATGGGGGAGCACTTTGCTAGATTTACAAAAGATGCAGGTGTTCAATTATTCCACGACAATGTTAAAAAGTTTGAAACTACAAGTAATAATATAAAAGTAGTAGGAGTAGCTGCTCACGCAGACAACTCAGCAGCACTTGCAGCTGGATTAACAGCTGGAGAGCTTTACAGAACTGGTGATATACTAAAAATAGTACACTAAAAAATAAAGTGGTAATAGGTATTCCACTTGATCCATATACCTTATAACAAAAACAAAATACTTTAAACATGATTAAATTCGTAAAATTTAAATTCGACACAAACAAAGATTATTATCTTCCAGTAGGACCAGGTGTAATGGTTGGTCAAGCTGCTGATGACAGTCAAGCTTTAACAGTTGGGTTCGGAGGAAAACTAGCAACAGTTACTTTCTCAGGCGCTGACACTGACAGAGCTATGCAAGTAGGTTTAGTAAAAGCAATCTATGATGTAATGATTGACTCTCAGATTTCTGAGGTTACTTGGGTACCAGGAGTAGCTATTACTAAAGTAGAAGTAGCATAACAAAAAACCTTAGGATTAAGGCGTCTTATCGGCGCCTTAGTTCTAATTTTAATTATTAACCTTAAATACCAAAAAAATGACGTATTTTTATTACAAGACTAATACGTGGAGTAGTCAACCACAACAAACCTCCAAAGAAACCATTGACCTTTGGAACCATCTTTCAGAAAAAAAGAACTGGAGGATAACACAATTACCCAATGGATATTATCAGACAGAGCATAAAGACATAAATTGTCCATGCGATCCAAATGAAGACACTTGCTGTGAAAAATGGCATGATGTAACTAGACGTGAAACTCTAGTTGGTGCTGAACAAGCAGTTGACGGATCTGTCGAGCACTACAAAAAACGAGCTGATTTTGTAAAAGGCCCAAAAGTAGTCAAAACATTTGAATAAACCACATAAATACAATTTAATATAATGAATTTTAATAATACTAATAGTATAGTTAAAGATTTAACCTTTAATAAAAAAGCTAATACTAAAATAATGAAGGGTGTCGATAAGCTAGCTAAAGCAGTTAGCTCAACTTTAGGCGCCTCAGGAAAATGTGTGATCTATGAAGATACCATGGGTCGACCGGTGATAACAAAAGATGGTGTAACCGTTGCGGAAAGCGTAGTCTTAATAGATCCGGTCGAAAACATTGGTGCTACTTTAATAAAAGAAGCCGCATCTAAAACTGTAGAAGAAGCAGGAGACGGTACTACAACAGCTACCGTCCTTGCTCATTCTATTTTAAAGAACTTTAACGAATACGATGGCTGGGAAAGCTTAAGAAATATCAAAAATGGTATTGATTTTGCAAAAGACCAAGTTATACAGTACCTTGAAAAGATTAAAAAACCAGCAAATGATCGCTTAATAAAGCACGTTGCTAGAATATCATGTAATAATGACGAAGAATTAGGTGGTTTAATTGCTGAAGCTTACGAAAAAGTAGGTAAAAATGGTGTTGTTTTGATGGAAGGGTCAGAAGATGAGAAAACACACATAGAAATAGTTGACGGAGTTGAGCTTCATGGCTGCAAAATAAAATCTCCTCACTTTTTAACAGACAAAGACAACCAAAAAGCAATATTAGATGATCCATATATACTAATTATTGATGGTCCTGTTGAAAATGTGCGTAAAATACAAACTATTTTAGAATTTATTATAAAAAACAATAAATCACTGCTAATTGTAGCACATGTTGAGCAGCAACCGATGGCTACTTTGCTAATGAACAAGGTAAAAGGCAATATAAAAGTAAATATTATTGATCCACCTGGTTTCGGACCGTCTAAAAGAGATACTTTAGAAGATTTAGCACTATTAACAGGTGCTAAAGTAATAAGTGAAGAGCTTGGAGACGATATGGACATGCTTAAGCCTGATATATTAGGTAAAGCAAAAAAAGCAGTGACAGATAAAAGATCAACCGTGTTAACCGTAGATAAAGATCCTGATATTTTAAAAGATAGGATTAAGTCTGTAGAGAAAAAAATTAAAACAACTAAGGATAAGTACTGGAAAGGCTTACACAAAAAAAGATTAGCTATGCTATCTGGTTTAGTTGGTATTATAAAAGTTGGTGCTTACACTCAAATAGAGAAAAAAGAAAAACAAGATAGAGTTGAAGATGCTCTTTACGCTACAAAAGCAGCTATTGAAGATGGAGTAGTTCCCGGTGGTGGTATAGCTTTGCTAAATGCAGCTCAAAGAGTAGAAAACCATGGTGGCGCAGGTGAATTGATATTATTAAACGCAATACAAGCACCATTTGAAAAAGTGTTAGAAAATGCTAATATGATAGAAAGAACAGCTTGGGCTGAAGGTTGGGAAGAAGGTGAAGGAATAGATGCAACTTGTGGTTGTACTAAGAACATGTTTGACGAAGGTATTGTAGATCCTTTATTAGTAACAAAGTCTGCGTTGAACCATGCTGTAAGTGTTGCTAAAACTATTATGTCTGCCGATTGTGTAATTTCAAACGTCAGAGAATAATGAAAGCAATAAACTACTATATAGTAATAGAAAAGATAAAAGAACAACCAAGAGAGGTTGGTGGTCTTATTATCGCAGAAGCAAAAGATACAGAGGTTAGATACAAAAAAGCTAAAGTAATAACTGTTGGTGATAAAGTGCAGGGTGTAGTTAAAGATGATATTATATTTTATGACAAACACGCTGGTCACGGTATATCTTACAAAGAAAAAGTATATACAGTTATAAACTTAGGTGATGTAGTTCTAGTGGAATGAGACTAAGCGCCTCTGATATACGTGATATGAATTTATTTAAGTATTACAGGCTCGTACGTAAATGGGCCTGTAAAACTTATAACCTAAAAGATGCAGATTTAGAACTTTTGATCTATTTAGATTGCAAAACTCATTTTACACGTAATGATTTTATAGAAGGGGTATATACATACTCCTGGGACAAAGCCAGATGGGAGCGCCTGCGTACTGCAGGTTGGATCGATGTTTGGCGTCACCGAAACCGCACTTCAATTAAATACAGCGTTTACAAGACTTCTTTCAAGTGTAAGCAGCTAATCTCAAGAATTTATAGAATATTGCTCGCCGAGGAGGATCTACCTACTAGCGAGCGAAGCAAGTTTTACAACAACAAGTCATATACAGATAAGGTGTATAATAAAGCCATTGATGATATGATTAAAGACAAAGACAGATAATTATGGCAACAATAACTGCAAAACTAACATTAGATAGTACTACTGTTTCAGCAAACGAAACTTTAGGCTTATCAGTAAATAAAGCATTGACAACAACTAGCCCTACAGTTGGCTTGTCTCAGATTGTTTTAACAACATCAGCGGCTAATTTAGTTCCTACAGCTTCAACTGCTGTAGTATATTTCTATGCTAAAAATACTGATTCTGCTAATGTTGTTATTTTAGAAACAATAGGTGGAACACAAGCTTTCTCAGATTTAAACCCTGGAGAGTTTTGTTTTTTCCCAATAAAAGGATCTGTTGGAGTTAGGGCTAAATCAGCGGCTAACACAGCTGTACTAGAATACGCTTATTTTACAAAAGGATAAAAAAAACTAATAACTAATTAAAAACAAAGCAATGGCTTACAATAAAACACCATTTAAAATGAAAGGTAAATCACCTTTCATGAAAGCGCTTGTTGGTAAACAAAATAACTTACCAGACGCATTAAAAGAAAAAATACTAGCTTCACCAGCTAAGCAACACTCCGATGATTCTGGTTCGTTTCAAACCCCTGAGGAAATGCGTGAGCGAGAGGCTGAATACAATCTTGACCAGCGCTCAACAAATGCTAGAGCGGCTAGACTAGAAAGAAAAGCAGTAAGGCAAGACTTAAGAGCGCAAAAGCAAGAAAGAAGAGCTGCTAATATGAAAAAGCGTCGTGATAGAAAAGAAAAAGAAAAAAAGACTAGAGCTGGAAAAATTATTTCTAAAGTTGAAGAAAAACTTTCTTCATCACCAGCTAAGCAATATACTTCAGGTAGCAAGTCTATCGCTGCTGGCAGAAAAAGAACCCCAGCTAAGCAAATGAGTAAACTTAAGAAAAAATCTCCAGTCAAACAAGATGTTACTGTAGGAGATTTACCTGATATGGCTGTTCAAGGTGCTAAAAAACTATTTAAAAAAATAGGTAATATTAAACTATCTACTAAAGAAGGCCAAGAGCGTAGAAGAAAAAGAAAAGCTTTGAGAAAAAAGCAAAAAGCTGATAAAGCATACGAGAAATATTCTAAAAAATACGATGAAGCTCAAAAACTAAAATCAACTCCAGCTAAGAAAAAAAATTGTAAGTATAAAAAATAAATTATGGGAACAAAAGGAACAACAACTATGCCAATAACTATGAGAGCTAAAGCTGGAGAGTTTGCTGGTGAAAAAAGCGAGAGCTATGTAAAAGCATCTGAAGGCGCAATAACTACAGCGGCTGGTAATAGAGCTATTACAACAAAGCCTGGTAATTATTTATTTAATAATGCACCAAAATCGCCTTGCAAAACTTGCTAGTAAATGCCTTATATACAAAGCTCTCCTTTTAAGAAGAAAAAAGATTATCCTGTAATAGAGAAAAAACTAGACAAAGGTGTTATAGCGGAAGCAAACAGTGACGGAACTATATTTGTTAGCAAAGATGTTTCCCCTGCTGTTCAAAAGCATGCTGTTAAAGAAGAAGTAGAGCACCAAAAAGATATGGAGTCTGGCAAGTTAGACTACGACGACAACAATGTTATTTGGAAAGGTAAAAATTACCCAAGAAAAAATGGCAAAGTGTTGTATTCTGGTAAATGGCTAGAAGAGGGTGATAATAGGTTTCCTTGGGAAAAGGGAGCTAAAACAAGGGCTTATGGCTCTGTAAAAAACGCATAAATTATGGGATTTAAACTAAAATTCAAAAACGTACAGACTAATACAGATGGTCCTAGCCCTTTTAAGATAAACGAAGCTTTAGTAATGGGAGCTGGAACAGCTGCAAAAGGATTTACAGATCTTCAAGGAGCTTTCATGGCTGGTGCAGGTGGAGGTGGAGGAGTTAGTGATTCCTCTGGCGGAAGCAGCTCATCAGAAGCTGAAAAAGAATCAGAAGAAAAAACTTGTGTTGAACAAGGATTAGAAGGACAAGAGTTAGAAGATTGTCAAACTAAAGAAAAAGAAAACGATAATAAGAAGAAAACTGAAGACGAAGAAAACAATAGCGAAGAAGAAACTGATGTAAACGAACCAATGAGTAGAGCTGATTTTAAATCAAACAACTTGAAAGGTGATGAAGAAGGTCAGTTTAAAAATTATAGTGCTTATAAAGCATCTTTCGACACTCCAGAATAAAAACTAAAAACTATGGCATTTAAAATGAGAAGATCTGGCATGCAGCTTAGATCAACAACTAGAGTGGCTCCTCAGACAACACAATATGAGAGTTCATCACCAATTCAACAAGCAATCGTAGAAGCTGTTTATGAAGGCGAGGGTGGAGTTACTCCAAACACACAATTAAACCAGGGTGGTAAGACATTTAGAAAATGTTGTCCTAATGGCCCTAATGGCAAAATGTCACCAACTTGTCCAAATTACATGTGTGCTGACGCAGGAGATGACTACGATCCTTGCGCGTCAAAAGCACCTTGCGCAGATGGTAAGCAAAAACAAGTTTCAGCTGATGGTAAGTCTTGTAACTGTGTAGGTACTGGTGAAAGTGGAGAGGTTTCTTCTTCAGAAAGCTTGGAAGTTAACGAGCCAGGTACATCAATGAGACCTTTGACTAATAGAGAGGTTAGAATGAACCAAAGAATGGTTGACAGAAGTTCAGCAAGAATGCAGAATGATCTTAACAACGCTAATAGAAGAATAAGAAAAGCTATAAGAAAAGGTATGCCGCCTTTAGAAAGCGATTTAAAAATGGTATCTGGTGAGTCAATGGGTGGATTAGATCCTAATTTTAACCCGTATTTACATACTTCAGGTAGTAAGTCTATTTATACTGGTGTACATAGAGGCGCTCAAAATTTTGAATCAGGTGGTGTAAATATGAATTTTAACGATGAAGTTCAAGCTGCTGCTGATAAGAGTATGCTAGCAAAAGGATTTGAGAAAAATTCTGATGGTAAGTATTTTGATCCAAACGACCCTAATAAAGTAATAGAACAATCATTTCTCGATGGTGTTATGAAAGACGCAAAAGCTTCTGTTAACACTGCTAGGGAAGAAAGAGGATCATACACTGTTAAAGATGGTCAGTATTTAAATAACAAAACTAAGAGAAAACTTAGAAAAAGCGGTTACAAAGAAGGTGATAAATTTGGTAAAGGAACTTTAGGTAGCTTAGAAGATACTAGCGGAAGGACTCGTAAGTTGCAACAAAAAGCTAAAAATGCTTCAGCTAGAAAGAAAGAAAGAATTAACAGAAGAATAAAAAGAAGAGGCGGAACACCTGTGAAAATGTCAATAGAACTAACAAGACCTTCTTACAAGCAAAAAGGCTTCGGAAAATAAAATGGCTTTTAAACTACCAAACTCAAGTATAAAAACAGCAATATCTACAACTGGCTATAAATCAGATAGCCCAGATGTTTGTAATGATGTTAATATAATACCTAGTTCTAAAATTACAATGGTAGGTGTTGCTTTCCCTGTTAAAGGTGTAGGTAGTAATGGTGTTACTAAAAACATGAAGCCAGGTAAAAATTACGACTTTGGTGATGCTGATTACGTAGTTGAAACACCTATAAAAAAGAAAGATTTTAAGCCTCATAAAATGTACAAGAAGGGTAGCGAAATTATGGCTAACACCTATGAAGAGCATTTAGAATTAGACAAAAAAGGTTATGGTCATTCACCTGTAAAACAATCAAACAAAAGAACTACTGGTAAAGGTAGACATTTCAGAAAAGCAAAAGAAGGTGCTGGTATGACAGCTGCTGGTGTTGCTTCATATAGAAAACAAAATCCTGGAAGTAAACTTAAAACAGCTGTAACTGGTAAAGTGAAGCGTGGTAGTAAAGCTGCTAAACGTAGAAAAGCTTTTTGTGCAAGATCTAAAAGTTGGACAGGCGAAAGAGGTAGAGCTGCTAGACGCAGATGGAGATGTTAAAATAAAATATTATGCCTAAAAAAAAATTTAAAGAAACAACCGTTGGTAAGCTTTTGCTTGGAGCAGCAGGAATGATAAATCCTACACTTGGTAGCGTGCTAGAAGGTGTTATGTCACCTAAGGAGGCTATAGCTGAAATAACAAAAGCTGACGTAAGTGTAGAAGATAAAATAAAACTGCAACAGTTAATATACGACCAACAGAACAAAGAAATAGAAGCTATAACAAATAGATGGCAAGCTGATGCTGCATCTGACTCTTGGCTTTCAAAAAACGTACGCCCATTAGTTTTAGTGTGGTGTATTACTATTTTCTCACTAGCTGGTATATTAGACAGTGTTGAGGCAATACCTTTTAATATAGGTGTAACGTGGAACGATACTTTTGAGAAGGTCATGATGGCCGTAGTCTTAGCTTATTTCGGCGGACGCACGACAGAAAAGGCCACAAGTATGATAAAGAAAAAATAAATGGCTAGATTAAATAAATATCCTCTAGATAATAACATTACTAAAACTGATATATTATTAGGATCAGACGGCGGTGGATCAACTAAAAACTACGCTATACCTGAAATTGGTAAAGCTATTAGTAAATTTAACATGGCTGGTCAACCACAGATTGGATATTATTACCAACAAGATCTTAGCGCTGGTAGACAACCAGGTACTATAAGTATAAACGGTGGAGCTACGCAGGTTGCGTTTACTTCTTTATCTAGTATAATTGTAAGTAAATATAGTTTTGATAGCCAAAATACATCTGAAAACTTATTACTTTCTTTTGTTGGCACAGAAATAACAATAACAGATATAGATAATCCAAATAATTTTGGAACATATACTTTAGACAGCGCTACTGCTTTAGATAGTAATTTTTACACACTATCATTGTTTAACAAGAACGGTAACGGTGATATAATTAAAGATCAATTCTATGTACTAAGTAGTAGAAAAGGTGATGTATCTTTTGTTTACGAGCAAAACACAGGAAATCCTCAGCAAGTGTGGAATATAACACACAACTTAAATAAAAAACCATCAGTAACAATAGTTACAACAACAGATACAACTGTAGTGGGTGAGGTAACATATAACAATAATAATCAACTAACAATAACGCTTTCGAGTGCAAACTCTGGCAAAGCATATCTTAACTAACAAAAATAATAAAAAATGGCATTAAAATATCTATGTGATTTAAATATCAACGACAATGTGCTGCAAAACGCTAGAGTGTTTTCAACAGGAACCGCACCAACATCCTTAATAGGGGCTATATATGTAGACACGGCAGATAGTAATAAACTTAAGTATCACAATGGTACTAGCTTTATTGCTTTAGGAACTTCAACAACAACAGGTGACATTACAAAAGTAGAAGCTGGAGCTGGTTTAACTGGTGGTGGTGATTCTGGAGACGTAACTTTAACTGTAGGCTCAGGAACAGGTATAACTGTAAACGCAGACGATGTAGCGGTAACGGCATCTCAAACAGGTATAACTAGTATATATAACACTGGGTTAATTCTTGGTAGAGCTTCTAATAACGGTAGAATTAATTTTGGCACCGCTGATCAAATAACTTTTATAACAAACAGTGACGGTCAAGGCGGTATGCAACTTACCCAAGCAGCTTTAACACCTAATGTCACCAACACAATGGACATAGGTACTAGTTCTGTTCAATGGAAAAATGCCTATTTCGATGGCACTGTAACTTCAGATGCTTTCTCTGGTCCTTTAACTGGTAACGTGACTGGTAATGTAACGGGTAATGTAACTGGGGATGTAACCGGTGATGTAACTGGTGATTTAACTGGTAACGTAACTGGTAACGTAACAGGTAACGTAACAGGTAATGTGTCAGGTACTGCAGCTAATGTAACAGGCACTGTTGCAATAGCAAACGGTGGTACAGGTTCAACTACAGCTGACGGTGCTTTAACTTCTTTAGGTGGTACTACATCAGGCGCTAATATATTTAAATTAGCAGATAATAGCAGTACGGCTAAATTCCTTAGATTAAATGCAGATAATACATACTCTAAAAGAACAGCTTCACAAATGTTATCAGATATTGGAGGTGGTACTGGTAGCGGTAACACAACTAGTAACGGTACAAGTGGTAAAGTAGCTAAATATGATGGTAATAACTCTATTGTTGATTCAGTTATATCAGATGATGGATCAACTGTAACTATAGCTGGTGATTTGTCAGTTACTGGAACAACAACAACGTTTGATTCAACAACTGTTGCTGTCGCAGATAGTATGTTTAAATATGCTAAAGACAATACTGCTGATGCTCTTGATATTGGTTTCTACGGTAAATATGTAACAAGTGGCACAACTAAATATTCTGGTTTCTTTAGAGATGCTAGTGATTCAGACAAGTGGAAAATATTCAAAACAACTGGTAATAGTAATGCTGAGCCAGGAACAACAGTAGATACTAGTTCTGGTTTTTCATTAGCCACTTTAGTTGTTAACACATTACAAGGAGATGTAACAGGTGATTTAACAGGTAATGTTACAGGTGACGTTACAGGTGATTTAACGGGTAATGTTACAGGAAATGTTAGTGGCTCGTCCGGATCATGTACTGGTAACGCAGCAACAGCTACTAAAATATCAAGTATAACTAATTCTGATATTGTTCAAAAAACAGCAACCCAAACATTAACAAACAAAAGTTTGACTTCACCAACTATTACTGGTACTGGAGATATAGCTGGTACATTTACAGGTAATATAACAGGTAATGTAACGGGTGATGTTTCAGGATCTTCTGGTAGTACAACTGGAAACGCAGCTACTGCTACAAAACTAGCAACGGCAAGATCATTCACAACTACTGGTGATGTTGTTATAACTTCTACAAATTTTGATGGTTCAGCTAACTTTTCAGCCGCTGCAACTATTCAGTCTGGAGCTGTTGAACCTTCTATGGTTTCTGATCTACTGAAAGGGTTTTCAGGTTCTTTAACAAGTGGAACAAACGGTATAGCTAGAACTACCCCTACTGGTAAAACAGTTTTTACTTGTACTGTAGCGACTATTTATGATAGTAGTGCAGATGGAAGAAAATGTATGGTTGAAGTTATTGATGATTCAACGTACGAAACCGTATATCCTTGCGTGACTAGAGATGGTAACGATGTTGTTATAACGTTCAATGGTGCTGTATCAAATGGTGATTACAGACTCTTAATGAGACAAGTAGGATAATAATCCAAGCCGGCTCTTCGGGGCCGGTATTTAATTTAATATACATATAAATGAGTAGTGTACTTTGTAATCAAACAATCACAGGGAGCTTAAGTCTTTCAGGCACGTTAACTTTATCAGCTGCTTCGCTTCCAACATTCCAGATTGGAAGTGATAGTACATATAAAATAGTAAAAGACACAGGAAATACGCTAGAAATTTATAGTGGTAACGCAATGGGTCCAACCATTGAGATGAACTCAAGCAACGAATCTACTTTCTATGGTAAGGTTACTTTAAGTGGATTAAATAGCGACTTAATTTGTTCAGGTGACGTTGGAATCAATACTACTTCACCCGCAGCAAAACTACAAGTAGTTGGTGCTTCAAGATTTGGTGGTGCATCGGATTATGTTGAAATAAGCAGTGCTGGTAATATTCTCTTGTCAAAAAGCTCAGTTGCTATTGGTCCAGTATATACCGGTTCGCCATCAAACACGCTAAGTATTGGATTTACCATGACAGGCGTTTGGCACACTATAAAACATTATTTTTCAACAGAAGTTGTGTGGAATCCTGGTTCTTTTGGAGCCTCTGATGGTATGAATCTTGATACAAATGGAAATCTATCTATTAAAGGAGATTTTACCGTAAACGGTGGTGATATTATTTTAAATGGAACAGGTAGAATAGCGGGTATTGACACGGTTAGCGATGCGAGAGACGCGGCTAACAAAAGCTATGTAGACGCACACACGCCTACAAGCACTCAAACTATATTGTTTAGTAATTTCTCCGACGATGTTAGTACAACTAGTAGCTTAAGAATACCTTTCAATACATTAAGCGATACAACATCAAATCAATACTATAATCATTTTGATTGTCCATCAAGTGGTACTATAAAAAGAATTAGATTAAATAACACTAGTGGAACTCACACTAGCGGTACTTGGTACATTACATTTGACATATGGAGAAGCGCTACAGGCTCTCCGACTCAATCATCAAGTCAGATACAAGTTGCATCAGGTGGTGTAGTAGAATATGATCCAGATCTTACTTTTTCAAAAGGTGATGAAATACAAATTGGTTTTAGAAAAAGCTCAACTGGCAAATATCTTAGAGGAGTAAGTGCATCAATAATTTTAGAATTTACACAAATATAATGGCAAATATAGATGACAACATAAGAGGTAAAAAGCTATTTAAAGAAGGTAGTTCCAAGCAACTTGCTTCTAAAGGTAGTGACGGTGAGTACACTGTATCTAAGGAAATATCTGATGACTTATCATCACTAACAGATATTAGTGATGTATATAATGATGATGGTTTATATCAGTACAACAGATTTATGTTAAGACAGATAGAAGATATAAGACAAGACGTAGAAGACTTACATGCGTTTATAAAAGATGCTTTTGGCAAAGACTCTTCATCTGCAGCTTCTCAAGGTGCTAAAGGTGATACTGGAGCTCAAGGTCCAAAAGGAGACACAGGTGCTACAGGAGCAACTGGTGCAACTGGTCCGCAAGGCGCAACTGGTGCAACTGGTCCAGCAGGCGTAAATGGATCTGATGGTGAAGATGGTAGTGATGCTTCTGTAAGTGGACATAGTGGAAAGAAAACAGTTGGTAAAGAAACCTGGACATTTGAAAATGGTTTACTTAAAAAAGTAAAATAATATATTATGGCAATAACTTATACTTGGGATTGTAAAACTGTAGATGTTCACCCAGAAGAAAATGATCTACAAAATGTAGTTTATAACGTGCAATGGAAATTAAAAGGCGTAGATGGTGATTATTCTTCAGAAAAAATAGGGATGTGTAGAGTACCTTTAAGTAATACTGAAGATTTTATACCTTTTGAAAACTTAACAAATAACATAGTTGAAGGTTGGGTTAAAGCAGTTATGGGAGATGATGATGTTGCTATTTTAAAAGGTTTTATTGAAATTGATATAAGTGAACAAAAGACACCAACATCAGTAACTATGACTATAGATAATTAAAGTATCTAGTAAATAAGTGATTAGTATATATATAGAGTAAATAATTAAATACAATAAAATGGCAAAAAAAGTAACAAAAAAAGAATTAAAGGAACTACAAGAAGTAGTTTCTAAAATAAATGAAATTAAATTAGAGCTTGGAAACATAGAGACAACAAAACATAGAATGTTGCACGCTGTGGCTGAGTTAGAGTCTAAAGAACTTAGTGATATTAAAACTAAATTAGAAGAAAAATACGGTAAAGTAAATATTAATGTTTCCGATGGCTTAATAACAGATAAAGAAGATGAGTCTAGTAAGAAAAATTAGTATAGGTAAAGATTATAAAAATGACTCTATGCACTATTCTGTTGGTCAAGAGGTATACGGAGGTCATACTATAGATTGTATAATAGAGGAAGAAGATAAGTATTCTATTTATATAAAAAAAGGTGTAGATGTATTACCTTGGAAAGATTTTAATAAAAATATGGCTATATCTGTTGAGTACAATTTAGATTATTAATGAAGAGTGTAACTAATTTTATAATAAAACCAAAAGAAACCAGATACAATAATACAAAGAAAATAGGGGATAAAGAGTTAATATTAAACACTGAAATATTTACTCATCAAAACGTTAGTAGAAATGCTATAGTTTTAGAAACTCCTACGGTTGGTTGTTCAGAGGTTATGCAAGGTGACGAAGTTATAGTACATCACAATGTTTTTAGAAGGTGGAGAGATATTAAAAATAGAGAGAAAAACTCTAAATCTTTCTACAAAGAAGATATGTATTTTGTAATGCCAGATCAAATATTCGCTTACAAAAGAGATGATGATTGGAAAGCTGTTAGAGGCTTTAGTTTTGTAAAACCAATAGAAAACACAGATAAGTTTTCTATGGACAAAGAAGAGCCTTTAAAAGGTATCGTAAAGTACGTAGATCCAGATTTAATGGATAAAGATATATACATAAACTCCTTAGTTGGCTTTAGACCTAACTCTGAATATGAGTTTATAATAGAAGGGCAGAGATTATACCGAGTTCCCACTAATGCAATTACAATTAAATATGAATATCAAGGAAACGAAAAAGAATATAATCCAAGCTGGGCATAAAGCGGTTGAAGAGTTAATTAAGGTTGCTAAAGAAGCTATTGTAGATTCAGACGATGATATATCTGCTGATAGATTAAAAAATGCGGCCGCTACTAAAAAGCTAGCTATATTTGATGCTTTTGAGATATTAAATAGAATACAAGACGAAGAGGACATGCTTAATAATAAACCTAAAGAAGAAAAGAAAAATGATTCTTTTAAAGGTTTTGCAGAAAGAAGATCTAAATAATGTATCAACAAACGCTATATAAAATTATAGAGCCTGTTAAAATAAATGCTATTAAGCGTTTAAATAAAAAAAAGGCTTGGGCTTACGGTTACAACAAAGAGCACGATGTTGTTGTTATAAGTAAAGATGGAACTATAGGTGATATATATGAGATACAGAATTTAAAGATCGCTCTTCCTAAAACACCTAAACAAGTAGTTCGTTTCAAAAAAAATACTTGGGAAAAAACAGATTACCCAAAAGAGTTAAGCAAGATAAAAACGGTTTTCGACTGGAAAGAGTACCCGGAAGAATTTAAAGAAAAATGGTATGATTACATCGATAATGAATTTACCCGTAGGGAGGAAGGTTTTTGGTTTTATAACAAAGACGTGCCTACTTACATTACTGGTACTCATTACATGTACTTGCAGTGGAGCAAAATCGACGTTGGTGCGCCAGACTTCCGTGAAGCAAATAGACTTTTCTTTATCTTTTGGGAGGCATGTAAGGCCGATGTACGCTCTTACGGATTGTGCTACCTTAAGAATCGTCGATCGGGCTTTTCCTTTATGGCATCAGGAGAGGTGGTTAACTTGGCAACCATATCTAGCGACTCCAGATATGGTATTTTATCTAAGTCTGGACCCGATGCGAAGAAGATGTTCACGGATAAGGTGGTTCCGATATCCGTTAATTACCCCTTCTTTTTCAAGCCCATCCAGGACGGAATGGATCGTCCAAAGACCGAGCTTGCCTTCAGAGTCCCAGCCAGTAAACTTACCCGTAGAAAACTTACCAGTAACGAAACCATACAGGAGCTCGAGGGCTTGGACACAACAATCGACTGGAAGAACACGGGTGATAACTCCTACGACGGTGAGAAACTCAAACTCCTCGTCCACGATGAGAGCGGTAAATGGGAGAGGCCGAACAACATCCTCAACAACTGGAGGGTTACGAAAACCACACTACGATTAGGTAGTAGGATTATTGGTAAGTGTATGATGGGATCAACATCAAATGCTTTAGATAAAGGTGGTGATAACTTTAAAAAATTATATAAAAACTCAGATGTTACAAAAAGAAACCGCAATGGACAGACTAGCTCAGGATTATATAGTTTGTTCATACCTATGGAATGGAACTACGAGGGATTCATTGATTCTTATGGCTTACCTGTATTCGAAACACCGGAACAAGAGACTGTTGGGCCTTTTGGAGAAACAATAGATATAGGTATATTAGAGCATTGGCAAAATGAAGTTGACGGTTTAAAGTCAGACGGAGATGCATTAAATGAGTTTTATCGTCAATTTCCAAGAACTGAAGAACATGCTTTCAGGGACGAAACAAAAAATAGTATATTTAATTTAGCAAAAATATACGAGCAAATAGATTTTAATGAGGATTTAAATAACGATTCTCAAATAACAACAGGTAGTTTCCAATGGGTTAACGGTATAAAAGACTCAAAAGTTATTTTTTATCCTAATCCAAGTGGTAGATTCAAAGTTAGCTGGGTACCACCAGTGCATAGACAAAATGCTACTACATTAAAAAATGGAATGAAATATCCAGCTAATGAGCACATGGGTGCTTTTGGTTGTGATAGCTACGATATATCAGGAACAGTTGACGGACAAGGTTCAAAAGGCGCTTTACATGGGTTAACTAAGTTTAGTATGGAAGATTGTCCACCAAATCAGTTCTTTTTAGAGTATATAGCTAGACCTAAGACCTCAGAGATGTTCTTTGAGGACGTTCTAATGGCTTTAGTATTCTACGGGATGCCTATACTTGCGGAGAACAATAAACCTCGTCTATTGTATTATTTAAGAAGACGTGGTTATAGAGGTTATTCAATGAATAGACCTGATAGAACTTGGAATAAATTATCAACAGCTGAAAAAGAAGTTGGTGGTATACCAAATTCAAGTGAAGATATTAAGCAAGCGCACGCCGCTGCTATTGAAATGTATATACAGGATCATGTTGGAATAAAGTCTGATAATACATATGGAACATGTTATTTTAACGAAACATTGCAAGATTGGGCAAAGTTTGACATTAATAACCGTACAAAGTTTGATGCGGCTATTAGTTCAGGTTTAGCTATTATGGCTTGTAATAGACATTTGTATAGAGCAAATCCAATTATGAAAAAAGAAAAATTAAACTTAAGCATAGCTAAATATAAGCAATCAGGTATGCGTTCAAAACTAATAGAAAATTAATATGGCTGAGTCAGTTGTAAAAGGTTATTTTCCGAGTCAAGTTGTACCTGACGCAGAAAAAGTAAGTGCTGAATATGGTTTACAGGTAGGTAAAGCAATAGAGTACGAGTGGTTTGATAGAGGTAGCTCTGATCAAAGATATAGTTTACATCAATCAGAGTTCCACAAATTAAGACTTTATGCTAGAGGTGAACAACCAATTCAAAAATATAAAGATGAGTTATCTATAAACGGTGACTTAAGCTACTTAAACTTGGACTGGAAACCTGTTCCAATTGTATCTAAATTTGTTGATATAGTTGTAAATGGTATATCAGAAAGAACTTATGATATAAAAGCATACTCTCAAGACCCATATGGTGTTAGTAAGAGAACTAAATATATGGAATCTATAATTAGAGATATGAAAACTCAAGAGCTTTCTGAATTTGCTCAAGAAGCTTTTGGTATTTCTTTATTTGAAAATGAACCAGATAAGTTACCTGATTCTCAAGAGGAACTTGATTTGCATATGCAATTAAGTTATAAACAAGGTATTGAATTAGCTGAAGAACAAGCTATAAATGTTTTACTAAAAGGAAATAGATACGATTTAGTTAAAAGAAGAGTTAATTATGATTTAACAACTATAGGTATTGGTTGTGTTAAAAACACATTCTCTACATCAGAAGGGGTTAAAGTTGAATACGTAGATCCAGCTAATATTGTTTACTCATATACAGAAGACCCTGATTTTCAAGACATATACTATGTTGGTGAGGTAAAAACAGTACCAATTAACGAGTTAAAAAAAGAATTTCCTAATCTAACAGACGAGGATTTAAAAGCTATATCATCACAAAGCTTACAAAACGGCAGATCAAATAATAGATATAGTTCAACTTATTCAGACGACAAAAACCAAATACAAGTTTTATATTTTAATTATAAAACATATATGAATGAGGTTTACAAAGTTAAAGAAACAGCTACTGGTGCTGAAAAGATAATATTAAGAGATGATACTTTTGATCCACCAATAAATGAAATGACTGGTAATTTCGGTAAAATATCAAGATCACTAGAGGTTTTATATGAAGGTGTTTTAATCTTAGGTACAGACATGTTACTTAAATGGGAGCTTGCTAAAAACATGATGCGTCCAAAAAGTGATTATAGTAAAGTTAAAATGAATTATGCTATAAACGCGCCTAGAATGTATAAAGGTAGAATTGATTCACTAGTAAAACGTATAACAGGTTTTGCTGATATGATTCAATTGACACATCTTAAGCTACAACAAGTTATGTCTAGAATGGTGCCAGATGGTGTTTATCTTGACGCTGACGGCTTAGCTGAGGTTGATTTAGGTAATGGAACTAATTATAATCCACAAGAAGCGTTAAATATGTTCTTTCAGACGGGATCTATTATAGGTAGATCTTTCACTTCTGAAGGTGATATGAATCCAGGTAAAGTACCTATTCAAGAAATAGCTTCTGGAAATGGTAGTGGAAAACTACAAAGTCTTATAGCAAATTACAACTATTATCTACAAATGATAAGAGATGTAACGGGATTAAATGAAGCTAGAGATGGTAGTGTTCCTGACAGTAGAGCTTTAGTTGGAGTTCAAAAACTTGCAGCTGCAAATAGTAATACTGCTACAAGACATATATTACAATCTGGACTAGCGTTAACACAAGAGTTAGCAGAAGGTTTATCATTAAGAATATCTGACATATTAGAGTTTTCACCTACTAAAGAAGCTTTTATACAAAAAATAGGTAATCAAAACGTTGGTATATTAGAGGATATAGCTAAACTACATTTACATGATTTTGGTATATTTATAGAGCTTATGCCTGATGATGAAGAAAAACAAATACTTGAAAACAATATTCAAGCAGCTGTTGCTGGTGGATTAATAGATCTTGAAGATGCTATTGATCTTAGAGAACTTAAAAATATAAAACTTGCAAATCAACTGCTTAAAATACGTAGAAAAAAGAAGCAAGAAAGAGATCAACAAATACAACAAGAAAATATACAAGCTCAAGCTATGGCTAATGCTCAAGCTCAGCAAGTCGCTGCTCAAGCTGAAGTTCAAAAGTCACAAGCTTTATTCCAAATTGATTCTCAAATGGAGCAACTAAGAGGTCAACTAAAACAACAAGCGATGCAGCAAGAGGCTTTCTTGAAAAAAGAACTTATGAAGTTAGAGTTTGAATTTAACATGCAATTAAAAGGCATTGAAGTTGATGGAGCTAAAAACAAAGAAGCTTACAAAGAAGATCGTAAGGACGAAAGAACAAAAATGCAAGCAACTCAAGCAAGTGAGTTGATTGATCAAAGAAAAAATGACTCTGGCCCAAAAGATTTTGAATCTTCTGGAAACGACGTAATGGGTGGAGGATTTGGAATGGGTTCGTTTGAACCTCAATAATTAATTTTATAATATTTTATTATGGCTAAAAAAGAAAAAGTAGTCGAAGAAGTAATAGAGGAAGTTAAAGAAACTAAGCCTGTTGCTGAAGAGACAAAAAAAGGTGATGATCTAGTACCCGAGGTTACTGTCAGTGAAGACGGCGTGCCTAAAATAGATTTTACAAATTTAGTACCTAAAGAGAAAAAAGAGGTTGCTAAAGAAGAAGTTAAAGAAGAAGTAAAACCTGAAGAGCCTACTCCTGTTGCTGAAGAACCTGCTCAAGAAGAGCCAGTTGTTCTTGAAGAAATAACTGAAGAAGAGGTACAGGATAAAGTAGAAGATTTACAAGATGATATAGCTGATGCTATTGAAGAGCAAAAAGAAACTGGTATTGAATTACCAGAAAACATACAGAAAGTTGTAGATTTTGTAAATGAAACAGGTGGTAGCCTTGAAGACTACGTAAAACTTAATCAAGATGTGGATGCTTTAAACGAGGAACAACTACTTGTTGAGTATTATCAAAATACAAGACCACACTTAGATCCATCGGAAATTAATTTTTTAATAGAAGACAAGTTCGCTATTGAAGAGGATATGGAAGATGAAAGAGATATTAAAAGAAAAAAGTTAGCTAGAAAAGAAGAGTTAGCAAATGCTAAAAATCATCTTAATAACTTAAAAACAAAATACTATGAAGAAATTAAAGCTGGTTCAAGGTTATTACCAGAACAACAGAAGGCTGTAGATTTTTTCAATAGATATAATAAAAATCAGGAGATTGCTGAAAAGCAAACTCAAACTTTCAACAATAAAACTAACCAGGTTTTTAATGACGATTTCAAAGGTTTTGAATATAAAGTCGGGGACAAGAGGTATAGGTTTAATGTGAAAAACCCGAATGAAGTAAAAGATACTCAAAGCAACATCAACAACTTTGTTAAGAAGTTTCTTAATAAAAATAATGAGATGCAAGACGCTGCTGGTTATCATAAATCTTTATTCACCGCGATGAATCCTGATGCAATCGCTAACCATTTTTACGAACAAGGAAAAGCTGATGCTATGAGGCAAAGTGTTGCTAATACAAAAAACATCAGTATGGATCCAAGAAAAGGTCAAAGTGCTGCACCTCAACAAGGTACAACATATAGATCTGTCGATGCAGATGGTCAAACGGTTAAGTGGGGATTCAAAAAACGAAAATAAAAATTAACAAAACTTAAAAATTAAAAATTATGGCTTTAGCTGGAACTGGCGCTGAGTTATCACACGTGGTACCTCGCCCAAACAAACTTGCATATGACAATAATTATTTGTCAATTGCAGATAATGATTTCAACTTTGCTAAGCAGTTTTTACCAGAAGTATATGAGAAAGAAGTAGAAAGATACGGTAACCGTACTATCTCTGGTTTCTTACGTATGGTAGGAGCTGAAATGCCTATGGCTTCTGATGAAGTTGTATGGTCTGAGCAAGGAAGAATACACGTAGCATCTAACAATTGCAGAATTGCAAACGTTGCTGCTGGACAAGATAGAGTAACACTTTTCAACGATCCTGCTGGAAACGGAGATGGATTAGCTGCTACTGAGCAAATAAAATTGTACTCAGAAGGAGATACAGTTATTTTAGCACAAGGTAATAAAACCGTAAAAGCTAGAATTATTGGCTTTGCTGGTGGTGGTGTAACATTTGATGTTGCTGCTTACGGTCACAGTAAAATAGAAAGTAACGCTGCAGGCGATGCTGGTTTTGCTGGGGCTACAGATACTAAAATGTTTATCTACGGTTCTGAGTATGGAAAAGCAACAAACAACGATTTGCAAAAATCAGTTGATGCGCCTTTCACAAAGTTCACAAACAAACCAATCATATTAAAAGGTAAGTATGAGATTTCAGGATCTGATACAGCTCAAATTGGTTGGGTTGAAGTTGCTACTGAAGCTGGTGCTTCTGGTTACTTGTGGTACTTAAAATCTGAAAGCGAAACTAGAATTAGATTCGAGGATAAATTAGAAATGGCAATGATTGAAGCTGAAAAAGCTGTTGCTACATCTGGTTTAGCTGGAGGTGCAACTACAGGTTCTGAAGGATTATTTGCTGCTGTTGAATCTAGAGGATTGGTTTACACAAATCAAGACTTTGGAAATGCTAACCCTGCGGCTGGTATTCAAGAGTTTGATAACATCTTACAAGAACTAGACAAGCAAGGAGCTATTGAAGAGAACATGATGTTCTTAGACAGAGCTACTAACTTATCTATTGATAAAATGTTAGCTAATCAAAACTCTTACGGAGCTGGAGGTACATCTTATGGTGTATTCGATAATTCTGAAGACATGGCATTAAACTTAGGCTTTTCTGGTTTTAGACGTGGATCTTATGATTTCTACAAGTCTGACTGGAAATACTTAAATGATTCTACAACAAGAGGCTTAATTGCTGACATTGAAGGTATCATGGTGCCTGCTGGTACAAGTACTGTTTACGACCAATCATTAGGTAAAAACATTTCAAGACCTTTCTTACACATTCGCTACAGAGCTTCTGAAGCTGATGACAGAAAAATGAAGTCTTGGATTACTGGATCTGTTGGTGGAAACTATACTTCTGCATTAGACGTAATGACTGTAAACTTCTTATCAGAAAGATGTTTATGTGTACAAGCGGCTAACAACTTTGTTTTACTTAAAAAAGTATAACACATAATTAAAGGTGCGGGCGCTAAAAAGCTTTGCTCAAAGAGCGCCCGAAGCCTTTATTTTTAAACTATTTAATTATATTATATCATGGAAAAAACAAAAACTAAAAAAATCATTGGAGTACCTGAGGGTATGAAATGGGAAATAAAAGATAGGCTGTACGAATTAAAAGGTAATAAGAAACCTTTGGTTCTTTCGATACCGTCTAAACATAGTGCTAAAAGACCACTACTTTATTTTGATGAAAAGTTAGGTTACAATAGAGAAATAAAATACGCAACAAACCAACCTTCTCCACTTGCAGATGAGCAAAAAGGTGAAACTACACTTGGTAGAATAATAATGAGGAGTGGTAAGTTGTTTGTTCCAAAAGAACAACAATCTCTTCAAAAACTACTAAGCATATACCACCCTTTAAAAGGTGATTTATACGAAGAGTATGATAAGATTGAAGAAGCTACAGATGATTTAGCTTACATGGAGTTTGAAATAGAAGCTTTACTTGTAGCGAAAGGATTAGATGTAGATGAAGCAGAAGGAATACTTAGATCAGAAATAGGTAGTAATGTAAATAACATGACAAGTAAAGAGATTAAAAGAGATGTTCTTTTAATGGCTAGGAGAAATCCAGGTATGTTCTTACAATTAGCAAACGATGAAAATGTTGAATTAAAAAACATTGGAGCTAAGTTTGTTGAAAACAACTTAATATCTCTTTCACCAGATCAAAGATATTTTAAATATCCTAATGGAAAGAAATTATGTACAGTGCCTTATGATGAGCACCCAATGAATGCCTTGGCTGCTTTCTTTAAAACAGACGAAGGTATGGAGTTGTTTAAAAACTTATCCAAAAAATTAAAATAAAAACAATGTAAAACGGTCGTCTAACGGCGGCCGTATTTACTAAAAATATTAATATGGCTTTCAATATGAAACAAAAAGGTTTCGGCGATACAGTTGAAGCTATAACAAAAGCAACTGGAATAAAAAAAGTTGTTGAGAAAATTAGCAAAGCTACAGGAAAAGACTGTGGGTGCGATAGAAGAAAAGAATATTTAAATAAAAAATTCCCTTATTAATTATGGCGGTAAGTGTAGATACAGTTTATCAAAGAGTTTTAGGTATACTAAACAAAGAACAGCGAGGCTATGTAACGCCTCAGGAATTTAACTTATTTGCCAATCAAGCTCAGTTGGATATTTTTGAACAATATTTTTACGATATAAATCAATTTGGTAGACTACATGGAAATAGTACAGAGTTTTCTGACATGCTAAATATTTTAAACGAAAAGATAGCTTTGTTTGAAGAGAACAATGCTACCTTAGTGTATTTTGCTAGTTCGAATGGATTTTGGGCATTACCTGCTAATTTATATAAGCTAGGTACCGTTATTTATAACCAAATTGAAGTAGAAAGAGTTGATCCTAAAGAGTATTTATATATAAATTCATCTCCATTATCAAGACCACAAAACAACAGACCTATATATGTAGCAGATACTAGAGGTTTTAAAGCTTATGGTGATGCTGAGTTAACATCAGGTGTAACCTGTAATTATATAAAAAAACCAGCAGACGTAAACTGGGGTTATCAAATAGTTTTTAACGAGCCGCTTTATAACGCTGCTACAAGTGTAGACTTTGAGTTACACCCGTCAGATGAAACAGAGTTGGTTATTAAAATACTAGAACTAGCTGGATTGTTAATTAAAGATATTAGCATGTATCAAGTAGAAAACCAAGAAGACATACAAAGAACACAACAAGAAAAACAATAAGATATGCCGTTATTTACAGGAACACAACAAGGCTACTATAGTCAAACTCAAAGTTTTATAGGTTTAGGTGCTGGCAATCTTACGTATGGCCCAGTCACAACAGCTGCTTTTCCTACAAGACCAACACAGCAAGGCGAGATTACGGTTTTCATAAACGGTATAGAGGTTAATAAAAATAGCTATTCTTA